AACGGATTCCTGCGAACCCCGTTGAAAAAAACTCCGAAAACGGGAGTGTTCCCCGGGGAGGCCACCGAAAATTCTTGAAAAAATATGATAACCAGTTCAAAACCAAGGTAAAAAAATGGTGGCGAATAGTTTCAAAATTTCGCTATTCAATTTATTCATAGTAAGTTAGCAACAAATAACGAAATTATTAACCAATCAAATCAGCAAGTTATGGCAGATGAGAACAAAAAGAAAGTAGAAGAGGCGATGCGCGGAGCGCAAGCCCAGCCCGTGCAGACGCAGGGCGCGTCACTCGTCGAGAGAGTGAACAAGGCGGGCAGCCTGATGGGGTTCAACCAGAAGGACATCACGACCTACCTGTCCGGAATGAGGGACAGAATCGCGGCGGTGCTGCCAAAGCACATCACGCCCGAGAGAATCATTTCGATGGCGGCGACCACGATCGCCAAGAACCCGCAGATTGCGAAGTGCTCGCCCGGCAGCCTGCTCGGCGCGCTGATGCAGACCTCCATCCTTGGATTCCCCCCCGTGGATGCGCTTGGATACTGCTACTTCGTACCGTTCAACAACCGCAAGGTCGTCAACGGGGTGGAGATGAGAGTCCCCGAAGTGCAGTTCCAGATAGGATACAAGGGACTCATCGAACTTGCACGCCGAAGCGGCAAGATCAAGACGGTGTTCGCCGAGGTCGTGCGCGAGGGCGACGAGTTCGAGGTCGAGTTCGGCCTGAACCCGAACCTCAGACACGTGCCGCTCCTTGATGCGAGCAAGCCGATGAAGTACGTGTACGCGGTGTGCCACTTCACCGACGGCGGTTACAATTTCGTGGTCCTCTCCAAGTCGGACGTCGAGCGCCTGAGACTGCGTTCCCCGATGCAGAAGGGGGCGCCGAGCGGAGCATGGTCGACTGACTACGACAGCATGGCCAAGGCCAAGGCGCTGAAGCAGCTGGCCAAGTACATGCCGCTGAACATCGACCAGCAGGAGGCGATAGCGACCGACGAGGCAGTGCTGACCCCGGAGAACTTCCAAGGCGGCAAGGCCCGGATCGAGGACGTCGAATACGCCGACGAGGTCGAAATCGTGGACGGCAGCGCCGTCGAAGTGCAAACCGAATCAGAAAACAAGTAACCAACGCAGGGATGAACACGGTTAACGACATACTCACACGCTACTCGATGATGCTGCTGTTTGCCGCGATCAGCACCGCCCTCGTGCTCCACTACACGGCGGAGCGCGAATGGGTGGCGCTCGCGCTCGCGGCATTCACGACAGCCGCCGCTTTCGTTTGCGGCCACGACGGGACGCTGATGCTCATCCGCAGAATAAAGAAAAGAAAGGAGAAGAAAGATGAATGACAAGTATTTGGCAAACGGCGCACCGAAAAGAATCGTGTGCAAGAACCGTGAGGAATGGCTGGCGCAGAGAACCGGCATCGGGGCTTCCGAGGTGGGCGTGATTATGGGAGTCAGCAAGTGGGAGACACCGTACCAGCTGTGGCTGCGCAAGACTGGGCAGGTTGAGGGTAAGCCGATGAACAACCTCATGCTGGCTGGCTCGCTGCTGGAGGACGCCGTGGCGCAGTTCTTCCAGATAGAGACCGGCAACCAGGTGATCAAGGCGAGCGCGGGCGACATCATATACGTGCATCCCGAGAAGGACTTCCTGCGCGTGACGCCCGACAGAACGTACTGGCTCGACCCGCACGGCAAGAAGTCGGAGGCGAACAAGGGCATCCTCGAGTGTAAGACGTCGCAGCTGACCATCAGCCCCGACGACATCCCTCCTCAGTACTTCTGCCAGGTGCAGTACCAGATGGGCGTGATGCAGAAGGACCACGCTGCGCTGGCATGGCTTACGAGGGGCAGGGACTTCGGCTACACGTACATCGACTTCAACCCCGAGTTCTTCGCCTACATGGTCGAACAGGTCGAGAAGTTCTGGAACGAGTGCGTCATCGGTGGGAAGGAGCCCGAGTTGACCAGTTCCGATGACGTGCTGCTCAAGTATTCGTCGCCCGACCTCGGCAAGACGATAGAGGCTGGAGACGAAATCGTCAGCACGTACTCCAGACTGAAGGACGTCCGCGAGAACCGTCTGAAGCTCGAGAAGGAAGAGGACGCGCTGATGGAGACGCTGAAGGTGTTCTGCTCCGACGCGGAGGCCATCACCTACGGCGGCGACGTGCTCGCCACGTGGAAGCAGGGCAAGGACAGCAGCAAGTTCGACAAGGACGCGTTCGCCAGGGAAAATCCGGAACTGTACGCCAAGTATGTCAAGACCGTGAGCGGAAGCAGACGCTTCTCGCTGAAATAAAGGAGGATGCGATGACAGAGAGAGAGATCGGGAGCGAGTTCAGAAAAGGCAGGAGCATCCTTGCAGTGGTGCAGACGGAGGAATCCGTCTGCGCCGGCTGCTACTACGAGAAGTCCGGCCGCGCGCGGAAGGACTGCATAAGTGTGAACAACCTGGGTGCGTGCCACCACGCAGTGCGCACCGACGGAAAGAGCGTGATATTCAAACTAATCAAAACAATGCAACATGATTAAGACAGAAGTGATCGGATGCGTCGGACAGGACGCAGTGTTGAGGGACATCGCAGGCAACACGTACGCCTGCTTTGATCTGGCAGTGAAGGAACGTGCAAAGGGCGAGGATAAGACCACGTGGGTCCGTGTCCGCAAGATCGACCGCGAGCAGCGGCTGGCGCAGTACATCACCAAGGGTAAGGCCATCTTCGTGGAAGGCAGGCCGCAGGTGTCCGCCTACCAGAACAAGGAGGGAAACCCGGCAGCCGACCTGACCGTGTGGGCCGACCGCCTGGAATTCGTCTCGGGGACAGGCTCCAACGGAGGCCAGCAACAGACCGGCTACGCCCAGTGCGTGCAGCAGCCGATGCAGCAGAGACCGCAGCCCGCGGCACAGCCGCAGCAGAACCAGCAACAGTATTACCAACCGCAGCAGACCGTCCCGGCTCCCGAATTCTCGCCAGTCGCCGACGACCTGCCGTTCTAAAACCTCACGACCATGGCGAGACCGATAAAACAGGGTTTGGACTACTTTCCTTTGGACACCGACCTTTTTGGCGACTTCAAGATCCAGAAGTTGCTGGAGTCCTTCGGTGCGAAGGGGGCGGCCACATACCTATTCATTGTGTGCGCGGCATACCGTGACAACGGCTACTACGTGCAATGTGACGAAAAGTTCGTCTTCAACGTGGCCTTCTTTCTCAGAATGAAAGAGACACTCGTGAACGAGATCATCGGGTACTGCATCAAGGTGGACCTTTTCGACAGGGGATGCTTCGAAGCGGGACGCGTGCTCACCTCACGGGGAATCCAGAGACGCTTCCTCCAGGTCTGCAAGAGCCGCAGACTGAAGGCGGGCATTACCAACCACAACCTGATTGCTGAAGAAACGGTAGTTAATACGGGAGATACGAAGGTATCTGCTGCATTAACCGCTGTTCCGACATCATCAAGTACACAAAAGGAAAATAAAGGAAAGGGAAAGAAAGACGTAGGAGAAAGTGCGAAAACCACCATTCCAATTCCGCCGACGACGACGGATTCATCCGTACTGGCATCATTCCAACAGCTGGCGGATGTCGACACCCTTATCGACGAGTTCAAGGGCGAGCAGACCTTCAGGGACTACTGCCGGATGCAGAACCACATCACCGACTCCGAACTCGACAACTACCTCGAGAGGTTCCGGCTGTTCCTGCACGCCACCGATGAGCATTCCAAGAAGCGCAAGGACTGTAAGACGCACTTCCTCAACTGGCTCCGCTCTCAGATTGCGCAGGGCAGCAGGCAGACCGTCGAAGCGGCAGTGCCGACCGAGGAGCCGACCGAGCGGCAGGTGGCCAGGGTGCTGCAGCTGTACCCCGAATGCAACCACTATGCCGAGACACTATACCGCAACTACATCAGGGAGCACGGACTGAAGCCCGACGTGGCGCTCGAACATTTCGAGCGCGCCCACAAAAACGGGCTGACCTACGGCAACGTCATCTTCAAGGTCCAGGTGGACCACAAACTGCTTTTCAAGAACTGAGGCGATGAAGGACGGGAACAGCCAAGTCAGGATAGTGGACAGTTTCGTCGACACCGAACTGGAGGACAGGATCATCGGAGGATGCCTGTCCGCAGGACGTGAGGCCGTCGGCGAACTGATCCGTTCCAACGTGAGGGCGGAGTGCTTCACGCAGAAGGAGGCCGCCTATGCGTTCAAGGCGTTGGTGGAAGTCTACGAGACCGGGTCGGCAGTCGACCTCGTGACAGTCGGCGACCACATCCGCGACGACCGCAAGGGCGACAGGTCGGGAATCGTGTACATGGCGGAGACGATGCGTGCGGACCACTTCGGAAGGAACATGTCCGCACACTGCGAGGTTCTGAAAAGGCTGTACGTCAAAAGGGAGACGCGCCAGTACGGGCAGAAACTCATGAAGACGTCCGCACTGTCCGAGCAGACCGAGATTCTGGAACGGATGCAGGAGTTCTCCGCCGACTTGATGTCGCTGAACCATGACGACGAAGTGGAACCGCTCGGCGCATACTTCCACGAGTTCGAGCGTGAGCTGTCCGAAAGGATGATGCGCGCGCAGACCGGGGAATTGGCCGGAATCAGCACCGGGCTGCGGTCGATGGACGCATTGACCAACGGCTGGCGCAAGTCCACGCTGAACATCATCGCGGGACGTCCGGGAATGGGCAAGAGCGCGCTGGCGATACACTTCGCCCTGTCCGCAGCAAAGTGCGGGAAGGCAGTGTGCGTGTTTTCGCTTGAAATGAGCCGCAAGCAACTGACGGAGAGAATCATAATGGCGATTGCCGAGGGCATGGACAACGACGCGCTGAGACGCGGGACACCGTCAACCAGAGACCTTGAGGCGTGCACCGATGCCGCATCGATGCTCGGGCGGCTGCCCATCACTGTCCTTGACAAGCCCGAATGCACGACGGCGTACATACGTGCGGAAGCGGCACGACTGCAGAAACAGGGCCGCTGCGACATGGTGGTGGTGGACTACCTGCAGCTCACAGAGATGACGGCAAACGTCAACCGGCAGTACAACCGTGAGCAGCAGGTGTCGAAGGCGAGCAGGGAGTACAAGATCCTGTCGAGGGAACTCGACATCCCCGTGCTGCTGCTCTCGCAGTTGAGCCGTGCCGTCGAGACGCGTGCCGACAAGAAACCGATGCTGTCCGACCTGCGAGAGTCCGGCTCCATCGAGCAGGACGCCGACACGGTGACCTTCGTGTACCGTCCCGAATACTACAACGAGGAAGGGTACGTGAACTACGACACCTACGGCAACTTCGAGTGCGGCAGGGCGTTCGCCATCATCGCCAAGCAGAGGGAGGGGGCTACCGGCGAGATAGAGTTCAACTACGACCGCACGCTTACCAAGATCTGGGACGGCGAACGTCAGCCGTTCCGCATAAGGAGGGCGATGGAGGCCACCACGCAACAGACTGTCGGCATCTCATTCGGGAGCAACTCCATACCGACCACGCCCATACCGTCTCCGTTCGATGCGGCACAATCCCCCTTCCCACAGCCGGCGCACGAGCCGCAACAGTACGAACATTTCGGCTTCACAGACGACTACGACCCGCTGCGACTACCATTCTAAGCGCTGCGGCTGCCACGGCGAAAAAGGAAAGTAAGAAACCAAAAATGACACAAACCAAAACGAAACCAGATGGAAACAAAGAGAATCTACGCTACAAGCGAAAAGGCGGCGCAGGGAATCGTGGAAGGATACCTCGCCGAGAACCCAAAACTGACGATAGAGAGAATCGCCTTCGAGTGCGACTGCGGAAGCACCCACTCCGCAATACGTGTGATAGACTACGGTGCCGCAAAGATGGTCGCGTTCATCATCCCCTGCAGCCAGACAAGGATGGAGTTCTGACCATGATACTCGGAAGGAACATTCATATCGGAACGGGAGGCATCGACATACCCAATACGGCCTTCACCAAGGATCATTCCAGAAGGGGCTGCCAAAAGATTGGCAAAGCCATCCCAAACCCGAACGGGAAAGAGCCTGACAGTAACGAACAAAAAAACGATAGAAGATGGAAGTAAACACAAAGGACATCGGAAGCATCATCGGCCAACTGCTCACAGGAGAAAGCGGCGAGGTAAAGATCGAGATAACCTGCAAACTCGTAAGGGAGGAAGTGTCCGAGGCACCGCCGAGACTGCAGCGCCCGTTCGACACCGAGGGAAGGTTGAAAGGGCTGTCAGAACTCGCCGCATTCCTCGGATGCTCAAGGTCTGCCGCACAGAAGTACAAACTCAACGGGACCATTCCCTTCTACGAGAATGGACGCTCGCTCTACTTCTACGAGGACGAGGTCAGGGAGGCCGTGAAGGACCTGCTCGGCAAGTACGTGTTCCGCGGATTGAGGGAAGGGGCCAAACTCCGCCAAGCACAGTAGGGAAACAGACAAAAGTGAAAACAAAACAAAAGGACAATGCAACCAATGATCTTCAGGGAGGCCACCCGACTGCTGGCCAAACCGCAGGGGCTGGATGGACAGCGCTGCGAGGAACTGCCCGTGTACCACGGGAGCAACCAATGCGTGTCATGCTGGAAGGCGTCGTTCGGCGAACGGCTGTCGATACTGCTGCACGGAAGGGTGTGGCTCGGAGTATACTCGCCGAGCGGCACCCAGCCGCCAGTGTGAGTCGAGGGCTCGCGGACCGTGTTCGAGCGCAGCGGCAGAAGGATGTCGTGGCACAGGAGGCTGCTGCTCGAGTTCGCCATAGCCACCGGCAGGGCGAAACTCGTGAAATTCGACAGAAAAACTCCGAAAACCGACGGCACCACCGGGACGCGCCAAAGAAAAAAAAAGCGACGCAGACGATAAAAGTCTCACCACCAAGCAAATAAATTTCGGAAACACCGCAAAAATATTTTGCTATATACCTAATACACAGTAAGTTTGATTATCAAACAATTAAAACGAGAAGATATGGCGAAATGGAAGTTCTGCAAGAGATGCCTGGTGATGGTACCGGTAAAGAAAGACAAGGACGGCAAGGAGACCTGCCCATTATGCAAGAAAAAAATCTAATGATATGTACACAAGAGAGAACATGCTGAAGGAAAGACGCCAGAAGTACTACGCGATGGACGACGCGCAGCTGGCGGACGCGCACCTGTCGATACTGCTCGTCGAGAACGGGATGCTGCTGAACAGCCGCGACGAGGGACTGCTCTTCGAGGGCAGCTACGGGGTCGCGTTCAACCCCGCGCTGATGCGCATAATGTACGGATGGCTGGAGAGCAGGAAGATAGCAAGGCTGATCCGCTTCGCGTCGCAGAACGTGTCGCACAGGATAACCGACGTGACGCAGATCAACTTCGGCAAGTACGGAGCGAGCTTCGAGACCGCCGCCGAATCGTGAAACAATGTTCAACCAAAATAAAGCAACTATGGAAAGAGAGACCAACGCAACGTCCCAGGAACGCTGGGACTTCAGAACGAACAAGGTGCAGCTGATGACGCTGCAGGAATTGGAACGCACCCACAAGGAGAACGACATCGTCGGCAACCCGCTCAAGGGCATCTACCACTGCGACCTTATCAAGGAAATCGGCGACATCGTGACCGACGCAGGACTGCGGATGCAGATTGAGGAAATCTTCGCCGCCCAGAACCGCGACAGCACGCAGCCCGGAGTGGTGCTGCTGCCGCAGGTGGAGGAGAAGTACGGACAGAACGCCGTCGAAGCCCACGTGCTCAGACGCGTTTTCGCCAACATCCGCATCCTCGACCTCGACGACGAGGAGTTCACCACCAACCTCGCGGTGGCCTTCCACCAGAAAGGGATCCAGGTGGGATTCGGGAACCAGGTGAGGATCTGCCACAACCAGACCATCCTCGGCGCCGACCGCATCGTCTCCAACTACGGAGACGGCAAGACAACCATCGCCGGCATCCTCGACAGGGTGAAGGAATGGTGCGCCAACATCAGGGAGATAATCATCCCCGAGCGCGAACGCCTGAAACGGATGAGGGAGGTGGCACTCACACCGCAGAACCTGCTGATGCTCATCGGAGACCTCACGGCCACCCGCGTCGCCCACGACACATCCCATTCCGAGATCCGACTGCTCGGAACGTACCCGCTGACGCAGGCGCAGATAAGCCAGTTCACGGAATCGCTGCTGCTCACACAGCACGAGAACGAGTGCGTGACACTCTGGGACGTTTACAACGCAGCCACCGAACTGCTGAAGGCGGACAGGATGGAGATACCGAACGTGCTGCCGCAGCACCTCGCAATGACAGAGTTCCTGAACGGACATTTTAACGAATTACCAGCCTAAAACCACGAACCATGCCGAACAAGGACTACAAAGACCACCACATCGACGGGCTTGCCGACAACAAGCCCGCCCAACCGGTGGCATGCGACGCCGCCTTCGAGCGGAAGATGGAGATGCGCAGGAAGCGCAGATGGCGCGAACTGATGACCAAACTGGAACTGACGTAGGAAATGGTGTACTACCGCTGGCTCGACTACTTCGCAAAGCAATACCGCCTCACACGGTGCGAGGTGATCACAGACAACGGGAAAACGGCACTCATACGCCTGCTCGGAACGGGAAGGAACGGCACCCCGCCAGGCACCACCATCCGAGTGCACACCAAGTCACTCGTTGGACACAAG